ATTCCTCGGAATCATAGCGGTTGAATATAGAACCATCACCTTCGATATCATTTAGATATCTTCAGGTTATAATATATTACTATATTATATTCCTGGCTAGAAGATACTATCTACCTAGCAGTTTGTGTTATCCTATATTTCTGTTTCAGTACCTTTACGGCGAACGTATGTTCTTACTGATGCAACCATGTTCTTTTTGTTTTTGTCGGTTTTGATTAAGTAATCTACAAAATCGGTAATAAGCCTCTTCTCCGCTTTTGTAGCTGTAGGGTTTCCTAGCCCTGGAAGGTAACAAACAGGAGTTGCGTTTAGAATCCTTTCCGTCATCACTTCTGAATAATCTTCGATTTCTTCACCGCTATATTTAAGGCGTGTAAATTCTTTTCCGAGAGAAGTGATTTTTTCAAGGTCTTCAGGTCTTCTCATGGTACACTGAGAGAGCAAGGATTCGACGAAACTTATCTGTCTTCTAAGTGTAGATGGACGGGGTTCAGACTTACATAAGTCTTGTATATTGACTAAAGCTGCTTCGGTAAAGAGCGTTCCCTTATGGCCGCCTTGTTTTATTACTTCTTCAACTTCGTGATGTGCGATTATTCCTTCTCGCCATAGGAAATAACCTATTATATGTAACTCAGTAAATCCTTCGATCTTAAGATATTTCAGTATTTTGCGATAGTCTACGAAATCGAAGGTTTCTAAGAAATTGTAGAATACCTCGGATTCCGAGAGTTTTCCATCGTAATAACTGAAAACTACTCCGCTAGGTAGAGGGCTTACTTTATGGCCCTCTATGATATAGTTTCTAGCGAATTCGAGAGTAAACGGCGCTTGAGTACTCTTTAAAGTTTTGCTAGGATTGATGGAAACGCCCAATTCTTGAAATATCTTTCTATACATTTCGTAGCCTTCTTCTGAGTTACGTATTAATAAATCATCACCTACTAGACGGTAATCTTCTTGGTCTATACCACAAAGCTCTGAAACAATAAAGTGATGCATTAAAGCCATCGATGACCAGCTACTGAATAGACCCATACCTTGGCCAACCTCATATCTAATATACGGAGATTCTTTCTCCAGGTATGAATTTTTGGTCGAATATGATCTATCAATGCTGGCAAGCCAGTATTTAGAAATCAATTCTCCTTCCATACCGAGTGCCGTAAATAATCTATCAATTATTCTAGCTTGGAGGACTCTTGGTAATCTATCAGTAGCTGCAGATAAATCTACAGAAATGTAGCTTTTAGCATTTGGGTCATAGATGTCTAGTCCACTTTTGTGATCAAATGTTCTATCTGCAGGTATAAGTCGCAATAGCTGAAACTGTGTTTTATGAATAGCACTCAGTGCTGTTTGTGTAATCCAATCAGCGACGGCGATTATTCTCGACTTTCCACCCGGGGCTGTGAATGTGACTAATCTGGAATGTTCTTTATCTTTACAGTATTGTTCATCATCAGCGATATTTGCAATGAGAATTTCTACAATATTGACTAAGTTGTAGCCGTTTTTAAAGCACTCTGCTAGATTACAAACAGCAAGAAAGAGTAACTTATCCTTATACAGTCCGGCTGCGTCTGCTAAATAATTAACATTTGAATGACCGGAGTTGGGAGACGACGCATTTCCCGAGTAAATGAATAATTCATCAAAGTTAGTGAGTTTTGATTTATCTAGGAATTTATTGATAAATCTGTCGATATTATCGTTGGTGAATTAAGTATTAATAGCTTCCTCTATAGTCATTAAGCCGGAATACCTTCCGGTAATGGTTGAAGAATCTGTTTTAGCTTTTACACTGAACTGTCTATAAATGCATACTCCAGTATGTACAATAGAGAGCATTGCTCTCGCTTGTGTCCCTGAAGTATTTCGGATGCATATGAACAGTGTTGTAATACTATCTGAGGCCTTTACTAGACATTCTTTGTAATCGCCTATATCCAGTTCTTCAAACGCATTATCGTCTATCTTCCCTGAATGATATAGTTGCTGCTCTAATAGTTTATAACCTTTTATAACATCTAACAGGTTTATCGTTCGGCCTTTCTTCTTAGTTGCTTTAGTATACGAAAGCTGTTCAAAGAGTTTATCAAGTACTGGCGAGTTAGGTAAATCCTTAGCTTGATTTTTGATCTTTTTTGTAGACTTGATGAATCTACCCTCTAACATATAATAAGTTAAAGGATCTAAGTTAGATAGAAATGAGCTAATTAAGTTTTTGTTTGTTTCATCTAGAATGGTGAACCATTCAAGTGATTGGATGTTAAGGATATACTCATAATGTTTTTTGTGTTTAAGCATTGCTTTAACAGTATTTTATAAGGATAATTAATATGATTTTTAATCACATACAGACTGCGTGGGAGCGGGGAGATGGGTGCTTGCACCCTACCGAAGGTGGATAAATTCCACCGAAGGTAGATAATCGAGGCGCTATCCTTTCTGAGGGGGTAAACCGTATTTGATAGGCGTACAACACTGCTATTAGCCGTCATACAACCTACCCCGGGATACCGTCGGCCGGAAATGTAATAACCGCGTTTAATATGTATAGTATTAAGTACGTATTCGTATTCTCAGCCCTCCCCCTAATATTCAGCGAGAGTGCATACGAGTGAGTTCGGGAAAGAAAACACTTTCTCGGTAACTATTACAGTCTGAAAAGAACTAGCGAGTCCGACGATTATCATCTGTACTAAGTCATCCAGGCTTAATGCATTCACTGAAGCTTGTGAGCTTGTGATATTGCTTCAGAACATTTAATCTAGCTGTTGCCATTCAACTAGAACTCACTGTTGTGATTTCTGAATTCCTCGGAATCATAGCGGTTGAATATAGAACCATCACCTTCGATATCATTTAGATATCTTCAGGTTATAATATATTACTATATTATATTCCTGGCTAGAAGATACTATCTACCTAGCAGTT